CACCACCAAGCGGTCCAACGGGTCATTGTCGTACGCGCCATAGAACGCATTGGTGAGCGTGGTGAAGGAGCCTTCAATCGCACGGAAGGCGGCGTGGTCTTCACGGATGAGGGCGATGTAGCACGCGTGGAGTGCGGCATACTCCGCTTCCACTTCCGCCTTCAGCTCGGCCAGTACCGCGTCGTCCGCCGCCTGCTTGATTCGGGCATTCGTCATGGGCTGTGCTCCTTGTGATGAACGGCCATCTTCGGATGGCGTGCCAGCGTTGCGGTTCCTAGAAGGTGCTTTCTGTGAACCGATTCGCCTTACACAAGGAAAGGTGCCTCGAAACGCTCATTTCACCGAAAAACCTCCGAAATGCCTGCAAATCAAGGACTTCGGAGGCACAAGAATATCCTTGTGAGGCGGTTTTCAGCCTCGTTTTCCGCTCGTCGGTGGCTCGACGAGCCACGCTTAGCTAGGCGGCAAGGCGAGCGCGGATGTCGTGAGCGAAGCGCGCCGCAGGCTGCACGAACGGCGCGGAGCGGATGAGCTTGCGGAGGCGTCGCCTTCCACGCTTTCCCACGTATTCATCGGGGTCTTTGTCGTCCGGCAACTGCACCACGCGGACACGCCAATACTCGCTGAGTGCATCGGCCATGGCCCAGGTCGTCTCGTACCGATGGCAGTCAGGACACCGCTTGCCTTTGCGGCGCTTCTTGCACTTCGCATCAGACGTGACGTGCCGCACCGTCGCATCGCGGTCCCACATAACTACAATCTCACGGGCGGATGACGCGAGGAGCATCGCAAGCTGGTACTTGCTGAGGTGCGTGCCAAACGTTCCGACTGCATTCTTGCCTACAGCCATCGCGCTGAACACGTCCTCGCACAATACGAGACGAGTGCACTTCTTCGCCTTGTCGTAGTTGAACAGCATGCGATTCGTCTTCGCGCCTTTGGGATAACGCACCTTCTTCACTCCGTCAGGAGGCACCTTCTCCATCCAACGGGTGTGACACGTCACGAGCTTGCCGTTCTGCACTACCGGCACGATGAGACGGTTGCGATAGAAGCCTACGTCGCACCAGCCGAGGTCGAACTGAATAGCCCGTTTACGCGTGATGCCTCGTTCTGCGAAGTACGGTGGCAGCTTCTTGTTGTCGCACGCGGCCTTGAAGTGTTCGGGCAGGGGAATCGCCTTCAGCTTCGTACGCTTCCAGTCTTCAATCGGGGCGTCAGCCTCTTGAATTGCTCGCTGGATCTCACGCTTGAACTTGCCGCGCTCCAGATGAACGTGGTTCTTGAGCACCGAGACGGTCTTCGGGAGGTCGCCCTCGCAGTTCTCAAGGAACTGAACGAGCCCAACAACGTCGAATCCGCGGTGGCAGTAGTAGCACGTCGCCACGCGCTTCTCTACGTTCACCCATAGCTTCTCGTCCTTGTCGCATCCGGGACACCGCATCGCATACTCGGTACCCTCGTCACCGTCGTACTTGTTGTACGCGAACGTGTCGAGCCACTCCTTCAGATCGAAGAAGCGAGCGAGGCGGCGAAGAAACTTGAAGGGGGTCACGCGGCTTGCCTAGTCAGCTTGCGAATCGCCCTTTCTCTCTCTGCCTTGCGAGCCACTTCGTGCGACTTCGCTCGGGGCGACTTCTTTTTCATCTTGCGACGCTTGATCTTCTCGCGCTCGTGCTTGTGAAAGCGGTCACGCTTCTCCATCTCGCGCTTCGTCTCCTCCGTGATGACGATGCGCATCTGCGACCAGTCAACTTTCAGCCCTTTGATCTCGAACTCCTGTGGTCCAAGACGGCTCTTGGCGACATACAGACGGGCTTTCTTATTCTTCAGCTCCTTCTTCGTCTGACACACTGCCAGGATGAAGTCGGAGATTGCCGCCTTGTCGATGCTGCTCGCCATATCCGCCATGGTGACGATGGGCTTGTCGAACGAGCCTCTGTTGCCTTGTGAGGCTGTCCAGATGGGTACGTTGAGCTTGCCGGCTAGGCCACGAAGCTCCTCGTAGATCGACGCCACCTCTTCGTAGCGCTTCTCGTATCCACTCGACGGCTTCAACAGGTCGGCGTAGTCGACGATGATAAGGCCGGGATAGAAGCCGACAGAACCTAGCTGACGAATGTAGGCTTCAAGCTGCGAAACGGAAACGCTCTTGGTCGGGAACTCCTTGACTACGAGGCACTCGCCGAGCTTCTTGCCGATGCCTTTCGTGCGTTTCCACACGCGGCTACTATGTTGCTCAAGCTCGTTCAGCCCCGTCTTCGTCAAGTGTGCATCGAAACGATCGGAGATCACCTCCTCCGACAACTCCAGCGACACGTAGAGTACGGGCACATTAGCGTACTGAATGGCGCTACTTCCAATGTGAATGAGCGTACCGGACTTGCCACGTCCAGGCGGCGCGAGTACGCAGCCAAGCGTCTTCGGGGGCAAACCTCCAGGCTTCATGTAGGAGTCGATCGGCAGACCAGTCGGTACGCCGTTGGGATTCCACGTCTTGCGACGGCGCATACGCTGCTTGCTGTCGCGATTCCAGAAATGACCGAGGCTGCCGAAGCCCGACGACTGAATACGCTGGCCTTCGATGAAGAGGCGATCCACCTCCTCGAAATCGTGCTCCTCCCATGCGACCGTCAGATCGGCGATACGCTGGCGGGTGTCCTGATGCTTGACGAACTGATGAATCTCGTCGCGAACGTAGTCGCGGTCTTTGATGGGGCGGTCAACGGTCTCGATGAATCCGCGAACCAGTTGCGCTTCGTCCTTCTTCAGGAGTTTGCGCTTGACGTGATTGCGCCAGCGATTGCGAAGGGCGTCTTTGCTGATTCCCGTGCCGTACTTCTTCGCGTATGTCAGCGCCTCGCCAGCTACCCACCGATGCACCTTGTTGTCGAAGATTTCCGGGTCCAGTGCTCCGGCCATCGTCGTGCAGAAGTCACGATCCTGAACGACCGTCCGCACCATCTTCGACTGAAAGCTTGGGTCGTAGTCCAGCTTTTTGCGCTTCGACTTCTTCGGAGCGATCACCATCGAAGTTGAACTCCAGTTGGGGGGAGGCGGGACCAACGCAGAGACAGACGCGTGTTGCCGTACACGTACGTCCTGCGTGTAGCGGATGCTTGCAGCCTGAACACTTCACGACGCTTTGCTCATGTCGGTAGCGGCGTAATAGGCATCTTTGACCTGGGCCCAAACGCCTTTGCGCTTCAAAAACGCCTTGCTGAAATGGTGTGAGAAACGACGGAGGACAGTGATCTCAGAGATTCCGTGATGCCGCATCATGCCCTTCAGTCGGAACTCTTCAATGTCTGCGGTAGCTGGGGCAGCTTTCCGCATACGCTTTGGTGCTGCACGAGCATCTCGATCCTCAAGCTCGGCTTTGTACTTGGCATAGCGACCTTGTGCCGCTGCACCGTACATGCCGTGTGGATATGGGATGATTGCTTCCTTCTTGTACGCGCTGATCTGATCGAAAGCAGCGAACTGCGACTGAACGTAGACCAGCGGATCCGCACCAACCTCCACAGCCGCTTCAGCTACACGGGCGAAGTGTGTGCGCGTTGTCTGCGTCTGCGTTGACCAGAGAGGGATGCCGTTTCGGTAGAAGCCGCGCAGACCACGAGCACGCACGGACAAGCACTCGTGGTAATGACGAAACATCGCCTGTGCTCGGGAGCTGTCAGACGACTCATCGTCTTGATGCGTCAAGTCCTCTAGCGCAGACATGAAATTCGTGCTGCGCATCCGCACATGTGCATCGATCGTCTCACGAGCAATCGGGCTGACGTGATAGCAACCAGACTTCTTCGTGACAAGGCGCCGAAGACGCAGCCATGCCAACACCTCCGACACGTATTCGGTTGACAAGCCGGAGAAGCGAACCAGCCAGCTTTTCGTTCGTGAGGTGGGACCAAATCTACTGACGAGAGCCTTGACTACTCGTGCAACTGTTTTTTCGTCGACCATGCTGGAGCTATACGCTTGCAGTCGAGAAGCGGTTGTACTACGCAGCGTCGCGCACAGTGAATCCTTCGGCCTCGTACGTCGCGCACCGGGCGATGAAGTGCTCCGCGAAGAAGTGATGACTCATGTGAGCGTACTCCTCTACACGCAGCACGTTCGCTCCTTTCTTTTTCCGCAGACCACGACCGATACGCTGAAGGGTGGTGATGATGGATACAAAGTCGTCGGCCACGATGAGCGCTCCAATGTCCGGCATGTTCTGGCCTTCACCAAGAACAGGGCTACCAATGAGCACGCGAACATCGCCACGGCTGAATCGCTCCTTTGCCTCTTCCACCTCGTCACCGCTCATCTTGCCGTGGACGAACTCGGCACGACCGAACCCAGCGTTCTCAAACGCTTGTAGCTGCGCGTGGCCGTGCTCAAGCTCGCGGAGGAGCACCAGCACCTTCCTCTTCGCGCGTACGTGACGCAGGGAGTCTCTCACCACCTTTTCGTGGAACGCGACGTTGCGCACGATGCCAGCCTTGTACACGTCGGTGTACCGATGCCCCAGGTCGTAAACTCGATTACCATCAGCGTCAATTACCTTCTTGACGATATGCGCGGTGATCTTGGGGCGCGCACTGAATCCTTTCTTGATCAGGTAATCGTTACTCACCCTCGCGACTGCGGGGCCACAATACGCCATAACGTAGATCGAGTTGCCATCCGTGCGGTCAAACGGCGTGCCGGACAAGCCAAAGCGCCACACAGCGCGAGTGCACAGGTCCACCACCGTACGCCACGTCTTCGCTGCTGCGTGATGAACCTCGTCAAGAATGACGGCCTTTACCCCGGACAGGAAGCTACGAATCTCGGCAGCCTTCAGCTTGTACTTCGCACGCGTCGCAGCCGTCGCCTTGCCGTTGGGCTTGTACGTGAGCGACGACGCCATCGCCACAGTCAGCTTGCGCACCTCAAACTGACCAGAGCCAATGACGCCGATCTCGTCTACGGGAACTTTCAGGTAGGCAGCAAGCTCGGTGCGTGTCTGCTTCAGCAGCTTCGCGTTTGGCACGAGGTACAGCGTGGTTGTCCGCAGCGCGTTAATGAGGCCAGCAGCCGTGGGCGTCTTTCCAGCGTTCGTGGCGAGGTGGAACACGCCGCCGCGCGACTTGATTGCACGCCGAAGGCTCTCCACTTGGTAGTCACGGAGTACAACGCGCCGACCATCGGGCGCACGACCTGGGAGCATTCGCGTGTCAACGCGCTTCAACACCTTGTCGACATTCATCACGCGTTCGTCAACGACACGCACGGTGTACTGCTTTTTCAGCTTCCTCTTCACGAGGTGCACAAGCCCTACGGGAAAGGTGCTCATGTCCATGTTGAAAAGATGCTGAGTACCGTCCCACCGACAAGCCCAACACGTGCACTGTGACAAGCACTGACGAAGGAATGACGGCCACCTGCCCGTCTGCTCACGGATTTGCGTCTTGCACGCCTTGCAGCGAGACGCTGCACGGCGCTTCACGTGCTCTGCTGCCGGATTCGGCACAGAGAGCAAACGGTCAATACGATTCAGCGTGGTGTGGGACACCCCGCGAATCGTAGCAACCTTGGCTGTGATGTGGATCGTTGCGGTCTTCAAGATGACCTCCTGCTGTTCGTATTACACAGCAGGAGGTGAAACAGCGAGGAACTACACGGCGGGGAGAGCCTTCGCACCGCCGATGATGCCGGTGACGACCATGGAACCTGCTGTCATCAGCACAGTCGGGTTGAATCCCGACTGAATCAGCGCGTCCGAGAACATCAGCAGACCGCTTGAGCAGACGGAGAAGACGACCAGACCAGTCGGCGTGTGGAAGAAGTGCTCCGCGGGCGTCCACTTGCGCGCGAGGAAGACGACCAGTGCGCTGATGGAACTGAACATGAGAGCCACGAAGACGGGCCAGTTGTGGTTTTGCGCCGCATCCACGACGGCCACCACCGTATTGCCAGCATCGTGCACGATGTCAGACGTCGCCGCCGCATCGGGCACGTCGCCGTCCACGCTGACTGACGGTTGCCCGGAATCCCCGAATGCCATCACAGACGCCACCGAGTACATGCGCAGCGTGCAGATGGTGAACAAACAGGTGAGAAAGATGATACGCGTGCGGGTCATTTTTGCCCTCCTTCGAGTCGGGAAATTCGTTCCCCGTGAGCGGCCAGTGTTGCGCTGTTGCGTTCATTGCTCTCTTCGTGCTTCTCGATAGTGTCTTTCAGGGTTTCCAGAGTGTGTGCCATCTTGCCCGAGTAGAAGGCGAAGGAGACGGCTCCGATGATGACTGAGACGCCTTCTGCGATGGAAACGACAAACTGCGTATCGGGTGCCAAAGCCATAGAATTGTCCTCCTGTGTAGGCGGAAGGTGCGTCAGTTGAGCGCGCTAAGCGGCCAACTCCATCGAACCCGAATAGGCGCCAGCCTGCGCCGAAGCCGACTTGATTACGAGCGAGCGGAAGACCCCGGTGAACTCCGAGGGTACGCCCGTCGTGTGAGGGGCCACCGTGAAGAACGTCAGCCCATCGTCGAGGGACACTCGCAAAGAGGGCGTCCCCGTGTTCAGAAGCTGAATCGACCTGGCCCACGTCTTTCGCCCCGAGTGCGGCGAGAGAAAAGGCGCCGTCTCGTTCGTCACCGTCGCGCCATCCGCATTGGTGGTCCCGTTGAAAGCCGTTCTCAAACCCATGTCATTCTCCTTGCTTACTTCACGTTGTGTGCGGTGAGAAAGCTGTTGCCTCGCTGAATGGCGGACTGGACGGCGGGAGACATGAGCGGCTCTCGGTTGCTGCCGAGCCTCTGTGCGCCACCCGAAGGCTGCCACAGAGCGATGGCAGCCTTGACCGCGCAGATGAGCGTGTCGAGCGCGATGTTCCCCACGGAGCCGGTCAAAGTGCTCTGCCAGTTCGGCCCGCTCAGCAGCGCATCCTGAACCTTCGGCACCAGATCGGTCACATCGTCGGGGATCACGTCAGCCATACACGCAGCGAAGTTGTCGCCGTACTTCTTGGTCTGCGGTGCTCCGCAGGCACCCACCAACGCCCCCATCAGCAACAGTCCTGTGATTCCGTTTCTCATGGTCTTCTCCTTTGTGTTCACTACGCGATCGATGTGTTGGCAACGAAGTTTGCCGTGGGCACCGGAGATCCTGCACCAGCGAGCCTTCCGTTGAACGTAAACAACGTGTCCGTACCACTGCCGGCCGATGCACAACTGTTCCCGATTATCTTATACGAGTTCGCCGTCGCCAGCGGGGCTCCGTTGCTGACGGTCATCGTCGCACCACGAGTAACGCTGAACTGCATGCCCGCTTGGCTGATATGCGTCTGATTATTCAGAACCGCAACGCAGTCGGCGTCAAACGCCGTGATACTGATGACGTGGTTGTTAAAGGTTCCCGTCGTCACACTGGCCGCAACGAAGTGGAACTGATTGTGGTCGATCATCAGGTTCGAGTGGTACACCGACTGATTGCCCAGCTGAAGCTGAATCAGGAAGTTCCATCCGGGCAGAGCGCCACCACCAGTCGTGGTGCTCGTGTTGTCGTAGCGGTAGTAAATCTGGTTCCGCGAAATCTGCCACTGATGGGACGCACTACTGGCGTTGGACCCAGCGTAGAGCCGGATGCCTCCGATCTTCGACGAGTCATTCTGCGATCCGAAGGTGTTGTCGATGATCTTCACGCCGATGAGAGCGGCGTACGGGCGGATCTCCACGCAGAATCCACGACCTTGCGATGCTCCAATGGCCCCGTTGATGTCGCTGAACTGGTTGTCGCAAACGTGCAAATCCGTCACGGTATCGGCACCAAATGCGATGACACTGTTGGCTGTGCCCGAGTTGATGTTCTGGTTGATCGTGCTGCCCTGGTTTTCGCAGATGCGAATGTTCTTCAGCGTTCCGTAGCCAGAAGCCGCGTTATCGACCAGCCCGTTACCAATGAGCGCGGCCCAGGCATTTGCGGCATTCTGCCCAACAATCACGAGCGAGCACGACTCGAACACGTTGCGACTGATGCGCCAGTCGTTGCCTGCGGTCTTCACCCAAAAATACACGGGCGTGTTCAACACGCTGACGAAGAGATTCTGGTCACAAGACCACCCCGAAAGACTGCCCGTCAGAGTGACAGAGATCGCATTGCCGCTACTACCATCCACCGTACCGAATGAACGGAAGTGGTTCCGCGCGATCGTAAGGTCCGTGACCGTGAAAGAGCCCGCACCATCCGTATCAAGCACGACCACACCGGACCGCATGTTGGACAAGTAGTTGTCCGTGAACTGAACGCCTCCAATGGTCAACGCCGAATTTGTCGGGTTGGTCACAGTGAACGCGGCGACGCCGAGGTTCACGAAACGCGAATGATGAATGTTCGTGGAATCCGTGGCTCCCGTGCTCGTGCGCCCTTCCTGATACACGCCGTTGGTGAGATTCAGGAACGAACAGCTTGTCACCTCGACACACGGGGAGTCGTTGATGTACAAGCCGCGCAGGCTGAACACGCTCGGCGTCTGTGCCAAGACGTTACCGCCGTCGTCTCCCCCGTAGAACTCGCAGCCATGGAAGACGATAGCCGTCGCATAGCCGCTCTGGAAGCCGGAGACAACAGCCAACGCCGTTGCGGCATTCACAACACCAGCGCCGTATCCCGAGAAGAACTTGCACCCACGAACCTGAACGTCGTAGCACGTCGCCAGCGTCAGCATCGTCGCCGGAGCAGCACCCGACGCCATGTTGTTCGCGTAGAACAGGCAGTCGCGGATAGTTGCGTTGCTCGCGTTCGTCAGCGTGATGCCATTGACGAACACCTGGGCAGCCGTGATCGCCGAGTCGTGCAGAAATCGGCAGTGATCAATCGTCACGTCAGGCACAGAAGCGCCGGTAGTCGTCAGAATCGACGTGCCCGAAGCCGTGAAACCAGCCGCGTAGGCAGCCGTGAAGAAGCAATCACGGACAAGGTTGTGCCCACTCAGTACCACCGAGCACGTGAGGTTGGCGGCGCCGTCAACAGCCGTAGACTTCAGCTGGATGTTGAGACGCTCCATGCTGGAGTACGTAGAGAGCGTGAGACTGTTTCCGTTCAAAATGATGGTAGCCTTCATCCCGTTGGCACTCGGGTTCGGCCACGCTGGTTGTTCACCGATCAGACGCACACCAGACGGCACCACGACTCCACCGGACGTCAACGTATACGTGCCCGCCTTGACGACCACGGTGGTCTGCCCCTCGGTCTTTGTCGTCGAAGCGGCGAGCGCCAGAGCCGCACTGAACAACACGTCGTGGTTGGCGTAATCCACCGCGTCCAAAGTCCCAAACGTCGTCACACCATCACCGATGGTAATGACGTTCAGACTGTTGCGCTCCACAACGTCGATACCGTTGCGCAGCGGGTCAAAGGCACGGAAGTTGTTTGCCTGCGTCTGAAGACCCGCAGTACCGCTGCGCGAGCCCTTGAACTTCATGTCCGCGATAAGCGCCACTTCCGTCTTGCTGAGCGCAAACAGTGACGCCACGCTGGAGGCGCGGTCAGTAGCACTCGTTGGTGCCACAATGCCCCCAAACGTTGTCGTCGGGACTGTCGTTCCGTCGCCGGTCAATCCGGTGTCGTCAAACCGCAACGCGTTGGTGCCACTACGCACTACGGTTCCGATGATTCCCTGGGTGGCACCACCCACAGTGCGCAGAACGATGTAGTCCAGCGCATCAGCAACGGCGTTCCAGGAAAGGCGATTGAAGTTCAGTGCGCTCAGCACCACGTTGCCCGTAGCAGTTGTCACAACGTTGCTGGGGCGCACCACAGCACCATTGCGCGTGCGAGCCACCACAACGTAGCTGTACGTTGTGACACCGGGAGTACCACCGTTGGCGATGGCCATTGCCGGCTGAGCCAGCTGAATTGGCGGGACAGTCTGAAGCTGGTTGTTGAACAGAGCAGTCACCGTGACGGTGCCAGCCGCGTTGCCCAGCAGCGCGAGAGCCACGAGAGCGTGCGTGACGCCACCGATCGGCATCTCAGAGATCGTAGCGTTCCCAGCCACGGCAATGAGCCCGACCTGAAGCGTGTATCGCGTGTTGATGCCGAGCGCAAACTCCGTGAAGGGCGCCGATGCGGGAGAAAAGAACCGCTGAGCACTATCGGACGGAGTATCGAGCCCATACGCGTAAAGGGTACTCTGCCCCGCAGGCACGCTGGAATACGTCAGTGCTCCAGTCGCCGTCGACTTGACGAGCATCAGCCCGTCGGCGTCAATGCCGACAAACAGACCGCCACCCAGCTGAATCTGATTCGCTCCCGGCGAAGTGATCGCGTCCGACTGAAGAACGGTACCGATGGAATCTCCTTGGCCACTGCTGAAGCCTGCAACGGAGATACCACCGATAAGCCCTTTCACAAGAGCCTGTTCACGCAGAACACGCAGGTCACCTTCTGCCTGCGCGTCCGTTGCGTCAAAGCGCTCGTTATTCTCGTAGCGAGCCCGCTTCGATTCATTCTGCGATCCAGCCATGGTGTTCTCCTCAGTGAGTGAGCGGGTTGCCTGGGGGGTGCACGTACGGGTCGTTGACAGTCTCCACCACAAGGATCACGCCTGCGGCTTTGACGAGGTTCAGCATGTACTGCTTGAAAATGTCGATGCGCGCGGGGCCGTAGAGGATCACCGGACGGTTTCCAACCGTCGATCCTGGCGTGCTGCTGTCCGCGACGAGGTAACTTCCTGGAACACTTCCTGACGACGGGATACGGATAGACCACACGAGGTCAGTCGCTCCAAGAGACAAAGATGCTGCCGTGATCCGAATCGTGTTCAGCCCTACACCGTCGTACGCGACGGAGAGAATGGTGTACAGACTACCGCTGACTACGAGGGTCAGCCCAACCAACGAGGCTGAAGCACGCGTGAAATCCTCTGACCGCGCGACCAGCAGTGTGTCCGTTGCACCGGCGCCAGCAGCCGTGTACCCATCACGCCCACCAAGACCGTGCAGATACGTTGCGTTGCTTGTGGAGCCGGCAACCAGCGCGTGCGGAATCTCAACAGTGAGCTTGTTCGGCGAGGGCTCATAGCACTGCCACGCGCGCCCACCCGCTGCAACGATATCTGCCTGTGTCCCAAAGATGACCTCAAGCATCTGAAGAGTGATGCGTTTGATGACCTTCGGTTGAAGCCCGCACAGCTGAATCATCTGCGAATACAGAGCGTCGTTCTTCGGGTCCGCCGCAGGACGCGCAACGCCGTAGTTCGCGCCAAGACGCGTCAGCCACTGGTCAACAGCCGTGTCAACGAACATGGCATCCTTGGCCAGCTTGACAGCAGACGCGGGCATTACTGACCTCCGATATCGTTGTCACTGGCGCCAAGCGCCACGCAGATGAATCGAATCGCGATACCATCAGGCGTCGCGCTAGTGTCAAACACAGGCGGAATCAGCTCGAGAAATGACACCACTTTCGGAAGCGTGTCAGCGACGACGGGCGGCGTGGAAAGATCCACGCCGCCCCACTCTGACTGGCCCCAAGATGATTGGCCGTACTCGTCAGTAGCCATCGTCTTTTCCGTCAGTACCCGCCGTCGGAACCACCGCGCGCACCACCACCAGCCCAGCGTCGAATGTACTCGATCGCCGGAAGCAGCTGATTGTAGTAGCGATCCGCGTAGAGCGCCGCGTCCGGCTCGTTGCCAGTCGGCGGATGGTTCAGCGCCGCGGTGCGCAGATCCATCAGCCCCTGAAGCGCCGCCTGCTCATCTCCGACCATCCCCGCCAGCGGATCCTGTGCCGGCGATGGCAGGTCGTCGAGCAGCGCCATCTTCTTGTCGAAGAACTTCTGATTCCACGCCGTGATTCCCGACGGCGTGGGCATCGCTTCGACGCGAATCGTGGTGGCAAACAGCGCACCACAAACCGCACCAACCAGAACCAGCCCGATCATTCGCATCCGTCCCATGTTGCCTCTCTTTCTCTTAGCCGCCTTTGGCGACAATGAAGAACAACAACCCAGCCGCCGCGAAAAGACTCGCTGACGTTTGATGCAGCGTATCATCGGCGGGCGCCAACGTGGTGAACTCTCCTGTCACACGCGATCCCATGCCGGGCCCGGCTCCCAGGTTGACTACCGACATGATCTCATCCCCCGCTTTGACACCAGTAAGGGTGAAGTCGCCTGAAAGGTCGCGTCCGTTAGCGAAGTAGATCCGAAGACTCAGCCTGGAAAGCTGCGTTGCCCCAACTGAATCGCTCCCGGCACTCAACACGTCAGAGCCGATGACGAGGCCGAAATTTGACCGAGCAGCCGCAGCATTCGTGGCTCCTGAACCGCCGCTTCCGATAGGGAGCGTACCAGTCACGTCCGCAGAGAGACTCACACCGCTCCACGTCGGGGCTCCTGCGCCGCCGCCATGCAATACCTGCGTTGCCGTTCCTGCCGCCGTTTCAGCGTAAGCGGATCCCGTATCGTACACCAGCTTGCCCACAGCCGTGTGTGTCGGAAGCGGCTCCGTCACGCTGAGTGTCGCAGTACCCGTAATCGGAGTCTGCGTTGAGCTGAGCCCTGGACCGACAGTAATGCTGACAGGTGACGACGCAGCAGCAGCGAGACCTAGCCCGTTGACGAACAACGCGCCGGCCGTGCCAGTCTGCACCACCTCTGCCACGACCACCGTTGTTGTCCCCGGGGTCAGCGTCAAACCACCAGCGTTGGACAAGTAGACCAACTGACCGAGAACCGCCCCCGCCAGATTTGCTGTGATGTTGTAGTTATCGAGGAGTCCAACGGACACAGCACGCCCAAAGCGTGACGAAGTGTTCAGCGCTGTGTCGAGGACAAAAACGCTGCGAGATGCGATACCAGCGTCAGCTGCTGTGGCCACGTCCACCTGAAACATATATTCAGCCGGGAGGACTCCAGGCGGCGTGACGTTCGGCGACACGTTCCGACCATCCACCACGCCTGTGATTTTCACGCAGGAGCCGCGTGCAAGTGACCCAGCGCCGTTGTAGACCACTGATATACGAGCACCAATGCCGTTCTGGCGATTGAAGGTCTTCAGCGACCTATTCAGCGTCTCCGCCCACCCACGCGAGAACAGTAAGCCGGTCCCTTTACGCCCAGCCGCCGGAATGAAATCCTGGTTGTACACCTCTCGAATGTTCATTACCTGCTCGTCCGTCCGAGTCGTGCCGAGCAAGTCCGTAGTGGTCAGCTGAAGCAGGTACTCACCCGTCACGTCCGGAGTGAACGTGTAGGCAGAGAAACCACCGCTGAGCGTCTGGTTCACGACCGTACCGATCGGCGCCTGCACAGAGGCGTTTCCGAGCAGGTCTTTCGGGGAGTCGAGAACCTTCCACTGAAGAGACGAGAGATTGCTGTTGTCTGCGTTTGTGAGGCTAACCGACACACCGAGCGGGAGATTGTCCTGACTGCCGGGGATGCCGTTGATCTGGATGACTGCACTGGCCATGTCGTCTCCTTAGAACACTGACACGTTCGACGCCGTGATGCGCGGAAGCTGCCCCGCAGGCGTTGACAGGTTGCTGTATGGCAAGAGGATCACCACGTCGAGCACGTTCGACACCGTGTTCTTGACCTCTGCGATTATGTCGGACAGGAGGATCGACTGCCCAATGCCGAGGTTGTTGACCACGCGCTGAACAGCCGCTTGAACGCCGGCAACAAGCTGTGCATCCGACGTACCGTTCTTCGGTACCACGCGAACCTTGAAGGCTGGAGAGAAGATGACAGGCGCGGTAACCATGACTGCCGTTCCGTGCGCTTTCAGCCCCGCGAAGTTGAGCTTGTCGGTGTTGTCACCATTGACAACCTTCTGCACGTAGGCGATGAGTCCTGTCGAATACTGATAGGCACCCAACGACGCGTTATTGTCGTCGGCAGCCACCAACGCGTCGTATTGCACAAGTGGTGTACTCAGCTCCACGTCCCCTGTTGTCGCATTGACCGCGTAGTCCTGCGTCGGAATCATTGGCGCTGTGGAGAAGTCGAAAACGCTGTATGCCCCCAGCGACGGGGTAATGCCGCCGCCGAAGTTCAGGCGGATGGCGGAATTGCTCGTGACCGTGAAAAACTGATTGTCGTCGGTCTTCATCACGTAGCCAACGAGGCTGTTGACGCCCCACGACTTTGACGAGTCTTCCAGGTAGGCAACGCCGACACTCGTGGCGAAACCACGATCCTGACTCTTGAAAACACGAGGTGTGATCGCGGTAGCGTTCGTGATCGTCGTATTCGATGCCGGTGGTGACGCAGCATCACCCGCAATACCCGTGTCGTTGAACACCTGTAGAGCCATCAGATTCGTCGGCTGCGTCACGCTGCCGATCTTGCCTTGTGTTGCACCACCCGCAGTGCGGTACACATCGTACGACGTAGCACCAGAGACGGGCACGAACTGAATGGTGTTGTAATCCGTACCACTCAGCGTCACGTTGCCGGTAGTCGTGACGACGCTTGCCGAGGGTGCCCCACCTGCACCGATACGAGCGACAATCGCGTACGTGTACGACGTAGCACCAGCCGTACCTGCTTGACTGACCGTCGGTGTTTGTGGCGTCGCGATTCCCGGAGACGGTACCATCTGGAGCGGCGGCGAGCCGCTGAACCGACTCCGCTTGTCGCCTTGCGCGGCTACTCCGATCAGCACTTCGCGCCCCGAAACGGTCTGGAACGTAGGTGCAAAGTTGATCGAACCGTCAGTCACGTAGAGGTACGAAAGCCCCGAAGACACAGCATCCACGAACTGAGCAAAGCCGACCACCGCTGCCGTCGCCGGATCCACGAGGCCCGTCACCTTCGTGCTGATGGCGAGAGACGTTTGGTTGCTGATGCTCTGGATCGTGGACTTCAAGCGAGACACGTAGGCGTCATCTTGCTCGCGGTCGGACCCCTGCGCTGCGGGATACGGGTTGTACGCCACCGCAGAGGCGAATGGCGGATTGGTGAACGTGGTCACCTGCCCACTACCCACCAGTGTGTACGCGCCGACCTGCTTCGACGTTGCCTGCACGAGAGCACTCTGAAAGTCTCCGTCAAACAGCGTCGCATTCCCATTCAGCGTGAACGGTACGTACGCGGTGACCTGTGTGGCTGGCACCTGAACCTCAGAGCCCGAGTTTGCCGTCCGATCCGCGCCAACCGTAGACAAGATCACCGAATCAGCATCGGCGTGCACATTCGCGGTAGTCGCGGCAACACTGAACACATCCCCAACACGTGTGTAAAGCAGACTCTCGCGATTTACAGTCTCTCGACTGAGGATGACGCGGCCGCTCGTCGGAAAAGCTACCCCCGTACCAGCAGCAACCGTGAATGACGCTGCTCCGATTACCACCGAGCCGCTCAGCACGGTAGCAACAGACGTAAGGTCCACGGTAGTGCCCGCTTGATGGCTGTACGCGGTCAGTATTACGCCAAGAGCACTCAGCGAGCCTCCTGTGATGGTGAACGTGTCACCCGAACGAGAGAAGAACAAATTCTCTTCTCGCACCGTACCTCTCTCCAGCGTAACTCTGCCTGCCGTGGGGAATGCGGCCCCACTACCCCCAGGAACAGAGAACTGATTGGAGCCGGCACCAACAGACAACACCAGAGCCGCTGTGATCTGCGTGAAGTTGGCATCACGCATCGCGACTTTGACAATGCTCTGTCGCGGCGACAAACGCCGCAGGTTTTGCTGAAACAACGTCCCGTAGTCGAGAGCACGCCGATCGATGTCGTCGCCACTCACGTTATCAAGACTGAACAGGTCAAGGATCGTTGCAATTTGGGCATACTGCTCGGCATCTTGGATCGCCGCAGCCTCACAGACTGTGCGCACCAGCGAGCCTACATTCCAGTCTACGGACAGCCCGTATTGCTGAAGCTGCGCCGTCACCGTGTTCTTGATGGCGCTGATGATTTCTGAGTATACCTTCAGTCGGAACGAGAGGGCCATCGGTTACTCTCCGGGCAACGACAGGGTGAGCGCCTTGCGAGCGCCTACGGGCTTGATTCGAGCTTGCAGGCTCACTATATCGCGGAACGAGGACAACTGCGCGCCCAAGACTGCCGAAATACGTCGGTCGGCTGACAGCGACGAACGCACGTAGAAGTTATACAGCAACGCCGACTCCGGCGTATTCACGCGCCCAATCGGAAACTCTATGCCGTACGACGGATTGGCAGTGTTACGGCCACGCTCGCTGAAGAACAGCAAGTGCATCGCCTGCACGAGATTTGGCTCCCCGGAAATTAGCGACCAGTCCCCCGTAGGACCGAGTTGGCCGCTAGCGACCTGAAATCCGTTGCCACGAGCACGCCACACCACCTGAATGTCAGTCCCATAAACGCGGTCCATGGCGACCGCTGGCAGGTATCGCGTCGCTTGAATGAGCACCACTGTGTACGTTGAGGTGTCGTTGGGTATAACTGACCACGTGCCTGCGATGGTGTACACACCCGACACATTATCGAGAATGACAAACGACTGACCAACGCCAGCACCAGCCGTGATGGTGAGGGTGAATCCGACCCACTGGTGATCACGAGAAGGATCACTGGCGTTGACGAGCGTTGTAGACGTACCGAGCGCCGTCGCTTGTCCCTGTGCTGTGACAACCGGAGTTTGTCGGAGAGGCACGTTTCGCGCCGTGGCGTCGTCTATTCGTGCAGCTTGTGGAATCAGAATCGCGTCGCCGTATCGCAAAAGCCCAGGACCGTATGGATCGGTTCGACTGACGAAATACGGGTATTGGAGATTGTTCAGCGCGATGATCTCGACCAGCGTGTGCACCGATCCCGTACACCGCAGCGCCAACTGATACAGGTTCTCTCCGTCGTGCACGAAATCTCTACGCACGGTAGTGTGCCCCGTGAAGTCAGTACCGCCCGGAGTCAACGCCGACATTCCCGACTGTGTAATGAACGGCTGTACCGGCAGAGAGCGCGCCGCCGAGTCCGCGACCAGTTGCGGTGCGTTGTTCGGCGTACGGCTTGTCAGCCCCGGCATAGCCACGAGACTCGTCGGTCCACGCTGCTCCGTGAACGCGGCATTCATCTTACGCAGGATCGCCTGCGGGTCGTTGTCGGCAACCGTCTGCGTCACAAGACGATCAGCACGAGCCAACAGAGCCTCTCCCAGCTGACGAACCTCGATGTACACGTCGTTACATGCCCGCAGAATGTTGAAGTCTGTGGTGAACTGCGCTACTTGAGTCATCATGCCGTCGAGACTGTTTGCAAGACGTGCTGCCAGCCCCGCAGGGATCTTGGTGAACGTGCGAATCACGGAGTCAGCAGTGCCGACAAAGCCAATCACCTCGTCGATGGTGCTCAACACCTGACCAAACGAGTCACGAACGATGCCGGCGAACTTGCCCGAATATGCCGCGATATCAGAACGAATCCGCTGAAGGCGTCGCCGCAGCGAGTCCACACTCGCCGACTTGTTCGAGAGGAGCCCTTTACTCGCGTCTGCTGACTCCTCAACTGCTTCGGGCAACCGGGGGACCTCGTTCTCAACATCCGACCCTGGTGAAATTGTTTTCAGCACAAGCGAATACGGGTAGCTGAACGGGTTCTTGCTCGACCGATCCAGCTTGAAATTCTCGACCTCCACACGCCACCACTCGTCGAGCCCCTGATCGAAGAAGTAGAGATACGTGGCGTTCGCCGTCGCTGAATCAAGAAACTTCTTGATGTACGAATACTCCCGAATCAGATTCCGCAAACGCACGAAACGAATGAAGCCGCTGGTGTTCTGACGATTCGTCTCTCGATTCTGTGATGCCTGAAGATTGGGCAGCGCCTCGGTGGTCACGCCGTCCGCATCTGTTGTCTTGTTACTATCGAGACTGAACGCATCTGCGATAGCCTGCGCGTCGCGCGTTGAAAGCGCTGGAGACTGCTTCCCGGCGCTCTGCGGCATGGGGAGATTGCCGGTAGCCGGCAGGTAGCCGGTGACTCCGCTGATGGAGATGCTCTTGAGGACGCTGCCCTTGTTCGTGATGTACTTGCCGTTGTCCTGCGTCGGCGTAACCACGACAGCAAACGGCTCGTCGATCGACAGCGCCTGAATGTGATCAAGCACCACGAGGTTCTGCATGTAGTCGGGTTCTTCACTGTCATGAGGCGTCTTCAAGAACAGCGCGTACGGCAACCTCAGCTTGTAGTTGCCGAGATCAGGGCGATTCAGTTCATCCATGCGCATCGGTTCACCTAGCCGTGCTTTCCGGCTGTTGAGAGGTAGGCGCTAGAAACGCCCGGAGGAGGAGACAACTTGAGCGCGAGCGTCACGAGGGCCTTGGTGATGTCAACGATGTTTACCAGAGGGCCGCCAGCGGCCGTACCTGCTACCAGCCCCGTGTTCAGGTCTCTCAAGCACTGTGCCAGGTCGGCCAACAGGTCTTCCGTCTGAAGAAGGCTGTACTTGTTCCCGTTGATCTCGACAACGCCGTTGTTGCTCGCCGTGATCTGCACCTTCTTACCATCGTCGTCGAGCGTGATGCTGACATTCTTCGAGCTGACAACGCACTTCTTCCCGTCTGGAAACACCACAGATGCGTTGCCATCCTTGTCGATAGTCGCAGTGGTGCCTTGGTGTGTGACGACTCGTTGCCGGCCGAGAGAGCGTGTGCCACCGTATGCCGTCGCCGGATGCGGAACCACTCCCATAATCATCGGGGAGTCCTGTGACCCGTTGATGAAGCCGACGAGCACGCGGTCACCGTTCATCTTTACCGTCGCGATGTTCTTGTTCACCCAGGCTGGGTCGTCGGCTTGCGCCTTGTCAGCGAGGCCCGTCGTTTCTCGCAGCACCAACACGTCACCATCGGCGAAACCCCCCATCTGAAGCAGTTGGCGCACGTGAGGCAGTATGGTCTTGGTCGCAACGATCAGCACGTCGTACTCCATGACCTTCTTCGTGATGCTTTTCTCGTCGTCGGGGTAGTATGCCTTCAGCACTACACCCTCGATCATGGAGACCAGGGAGTAACTACCGTATCGACCAGTCATTTGAATCGCAAGCGACCCATACGACATCGGGTGTCCGTCTTCATGGATCATCTGACCACCTGTTGAAAGACATCGAGACTGTCGTTGTCGACAAAGCCGAGATCCGCCAGAAGTTTCTGCGTAGCACCCCCGCGCAAACGCAGCGAGTTGCTGAGTGACATATTGCCATCGCTATCGTAGAGGATGCCACGCACCACCGTCACGCTTGTAGTGCTCTGCACGGTCGGGCTGGCATTGTAGTTCTGTGTCACCGACTGAATATAGGCTTCGAGCCGGAATCCGTCGGCATCCTTCAGCACGAAGCGCATACCTACCCGAATGTCCGGCCTATACCGGATCGTGACGGTGCCTGCGAAGAACTCCTCATTCAGCGCGTTCCACACAGACGTGATGTCCGTGTACAGGCGCAGCATCTCCTCCATGCCCGCAGAACCTGCACCAGCCGTGCCTGTCGCTTGCTTCGACGCCTCATCAACCGAGTTGAAGACGTAGATGGTCTCCGGCTCCATCCGCTTCGGCCCATGTCGTCCGATGGACTCTGGATTGGTCCTCAGCAGGCGGCCTTCAGGTAGGAAGGCGCCGCCAGCGACGATGCCCCACACGCGGAACATATTGAACACCTCATGTGAGGCGTAGCCGATGTCCGTGTGCGTCACCTCGGTACGAAACACCACAACCGCAGGCAGTGCATTGAACGAATCGAGATCGTATGGGCGCTGACGCATCACGAGCTTCAACTTGCTTCGCGCAGCCAGATCCGACACCAGCCCGTCGTCAGCCTGCAACGGAAGGATCGGACCACCAGAACCCCCAAGACCAGGGACAACCACTTCGCCGTCAGCGACGCGGTTGGAGATCAGGTCTTGAGCTACAGCCTCAAAGGTGTTCTGAAGGTAGTCAGGCGCCTCATCCCGTACGTCTACGAAAAGCTCGTTGAACGGCTCGTTGCTGTACTGCTTCATGAGGCTCCACAGCTTCGTATTAGCTTCGAGCCCGAACAGGTTGGTCACGATGGCGGCGCCAACCATCGAACGTTGAACGTGGTCGAAACCAATAAGCCTCGCGAAGTTCGTATCCGACCCCGGCAAGCGGAACTGCGCCACCGAAACATCGAGAACGAGCTTGAAGATGTCCACAACAAGCTGATTGGGCGCAATCGCGTTATTCACGGAATGTTGCAGTGCTCTATTCAGCAGTGCAAAGCCGAGACGCACCTCTCTCGTGTTACCGGGGATGAACCGCTCGATGCTTGGATCAAGAATGAGGCTGGTTTCCTCCAGCACCTTGCCTGCATCGCTACACGACACAGCGATCTCACGATGCAGACCGCCCTTGTTGTCAACGG